CGCAACTGCAACTATGGATTCTGAGACGGACTACGGACAGAATTTAGCTGAACTTTTGGGTGATGAAGCGCTTCAGACACTAGCTACCGAGCTTGTTCAGGCATATAAAGATGACCGGGACACCAGAAAACCATGGGAACAGGCGTATATTAAAGGAGTTAAGCTCTTAGGTCTTAATATCGAGAGCCGCCAACAGCCTTGGGCCGGGGCAAGCGGGGTGTTTCACCCGATTTTAACCGAAGCAGTGGTTAAATTTCAAGCTGATGCCATGAACGAGACGTTTCCGGCGGCTGGCCCCGTGTTGACCCGTGTTGTTGGCAAGATAGACCGAGATCGGGAGAAGCAAGCTAAACGAGTTCAGCGTGACATGAACTACCAGTGCCTGGAGGTGATGACTGAATACCGAAACGAGCATGAACAGGCGCTGTTTCATCTCCCTATTAGCGGGTCAGTATTTAAAAAGGTGTATTATGATCCTCGCCTTGGCCGACAAACGTCGAAATTCATCATGGCTGATGATTTTGTGGTGGCATATGGCACTACAGACTTAAATACCTGTCCTCGCATGACGCATGTCATGAAGGAATACCCGAATGATCTCTTAAAAGCTCAATATACCGGCGTTTACCGCATGGTGGATGTACCGAAGCCCTCAATCGAGTATACGGATGTGGACGCGGCAGAGGATAAGGTAGCTGGGGACGCGCCTAAAGCCGAAAAAGACGATAGACATACGCTGTTGGAGATGCATGTCGAGTATGATCTCCCCGGATTCGAAGATATGGACGAGGAGGGTGAGCCTACGGGTATTGCGCTACCCTATATTGTGACAATTGACTACCAGAGCCAGACAGTTTTGGGAGTTTACAGGAATTGGGCTGAAGGGGACGAACTCTATCGCAAAAATGATTTCTTTGTTCACTTTCCGTACCTTCCCGGCTTAGGATTCTATGGTATCGGTCTTGTTCACCTTTTGGGCGGCATTGCTAAGTCCGCGACTTCGATTTTAAGGCAATTGGTGGATGCTGGTACGCTGGCTAATCTCCCTGCCGGTCTTAAAGCCAGGGGTCTGAGGATTAAAGGTGATAATTCTCCGCTTAGACCGGGTGAATTTCGTGATGTGGATGTTCCTGGCGGGGCCATCAAAGATAGCATCTCTTTTGTTCCGTATAAAGAGCCTTCGACCGTACTTTACCAATTACTGGGTAGTATAGTTGAAGAGGGACGATCAATAGCCAGCATTGCTGATCTTAAAATATCGGATATGAACAACCAAGCTCCTGTAGGCACCACGTTGGCGCTTTTAGAACGCGGGATGAAGGTTATGTCTGGTGTTCATGCCCGGATTCATGCGGCAATGCGGCAAGAATTCAAGCTTTTGGCGGCTTTGGTCAAGGATCATGCCTCTCCCGAATATGAGTATGATGTGGAGGAGGGCGTTACCCGAACTGAAGATTATGATGATCGAGTTGATATTCTACCCGTGTCCAACCCAAATGCTTCGACCATGGCGCACCGAGTAATGCAACACCAAGCCGTACTTCAGTTATCAGCTACGGCTCCCCACATCTATAACCAGAAAGAGTTGCACAGGCAGATGGTTGAAGTCATGGGAGTTGAGAATATTGAAAAAATCATCCCAATGGACGATGAAATGAAACCAATGGACCCGGTAGCCGAGAATATGGCCATTATGACGGGTCAACCGATAAAAGCGCATGTTCATCAGGATCACGAAAGTCACTTACGGGTGCATATGGCGGCGGCTCAAGACCCAAAACTTCAGCAAACGCTAAGTCAGTCCCCAGCCGCAAAAGCTATTGCGGCGGCGGGAGCGGCCCACATCCAAGAGCACATAGCTTTTCAGTATAGGCGTGAGATCGAGAAACAGCTTGGTGTGCCTTTGCCTGAGTATGACAAAGATTTGCCAGCGGAGACGGAAGTACAGTTGTCTAAGTTGACTGCCGACGCCGCTGATAAGTTGCTCAAGAAGGATTTGGCTGAAGAGCAAGCTCGCAAGAACGCTGAAGCCGAAGATGATCCTGTAATTCAGTTGCAGAAAGCTGAAATGGAGATCAAGGCTAGCGAGGTTAAGCGTAAAAGCTTGGCGGATAAGCTTCGTGCCATGGTTAGCAAAGAACAGGTTGCGTCCAAGGAGAAAGTTGAGGGGGCCAAGCTTGGTGTGCAGGTACAGTCTGAGCTTTTGGATAAGAAGATTGAACTCAAGCGGCTTGAACTTGAGGCATCACGGCTTGCATCTCAGGAGAAACAGGCGGGTGCTCGCCTTGGCGTGGATATAGCGCAGGGTGTGGCTGACGATCAAATCGAGCGTGAGCGTATCGAAGCCGGGGCTGAACAAGCCCACAACCGTGAAGATGTGACTTTGCGCCGTAATGAGCAGTCGGCGGCGCTGGAGGAAGAAAGATTAATGAATGAGCGGTTTAGGGATACTCAGAATATAGCCAGTAAATTCATAGATATGTTCCGCACAACTAAAGGAGACGAACAAAATGTGGCCAAAGATGAATAAAAACCTTGAAAGTTTAAACATTGACCGGTAGTATTTTAGATACGGTACGTGAACAGCTTCGTCGGGAGATGAATGAGGTTGCGGATGTAAATGTTACAGGGGGTTGCTTGTCAGCGGAGAATGCTAGCATGGTTGCGGTAAGCTATGCAAAAAATGTTGGTATTATTGAGGGCTTGGCGCTGGCCGAGAGAACGATTCTTGATGTACTTGAGAAGATTGAGGATCAGGAGAAACTTGATACATGACCGCAGTACCCAAGCTAACCGAAGTTAAAACTCCTAAACTTGTTGGGGTGGGCAGTAAACCCGAAAAACGTGATAACAAAGCACAGGTTCTGCCTGAACCTAAAGGATGGCGTATTTTGCTTGCGATCCCTGAAGCTGAAGAGAAGACAGAAGGTGGGATTTTTAAAGCGGATATCACTAGAGATATTGAGAGTACATCCACTGTTCTTGGTCTTGTGCTGGAGATGGGGGATCAGTGTTATCAAGACCCGGAGCGCTTCGGCCCAGATACCAAACCTTGGTGTAAGAAGGGAGATTTTGTACTTATTGGTGCCTACAAAGGCGTTCGTTTTCGCATACACGGCAAGGAATTTCGCATCATCAATGATGATACAGTTCAAGCAACCGTGGGTGATCCACGAGGATATACGAGGGCATGATGGACACAAACACAGCACCCCAGTATGAAGACCCGGAAGGCTTACCGGAACCCGGAGATGACGAGGTTGAAGTTGAAATTTTAGATGATATTCCTGAAGCAGATAAGCGTGATGCTCGTCCTGCCGCTGATCGGGTAGACCCGGATAGCGAGGATTTTGAAAAAGAGATTGAGGATTATTCTGATAATGCTCAGAAGCGTATCAAAGCGGTTAAGTTTGAGTATCATGAAGAGCGTAGAGCTAAGGAAGCCGCTGTTCGCCAAAATGAAGAGGCGATACGGTACGCGGAGCAGGTGGCTTCGGATAATACCGCTCTTAAACAAAGTCTAGAAAACAGTAATCAAGTATTGATTGAGCAATACGGAGCACGATCAGATGCCGAGCTTGAACAGGCCCGTACCCATTTTAAGGAAGCTTATGAGGGCGGGGAAACGGAGGCGTTGCTCGAGGCACAGGAGCGATTATCTCGACTTCATGCTGAACGTGTGGGCGCGTTGGCTAGCACTCATCGAATTAATAGTGCTCCAGCCCAGCAACCCCAGCAACCCCAGCAATCTCAAGTACCTGATGCTAGGGCCATGGAGTGGCTCAGGCATAATTCATGGTATCAGGCTCCCGGTTATGAGGAGATGTCGGGGTATGCAGTCGGTCTTCATGAGAAACTGGTGAAGTCCGGGTTAAATCCGAATATTCATCATGAGGAGTATTACACTAAAATTGACGAGGGAATGCGAACCGTGTTCCCAGATAAGTTTTCCGATGGGAATTTAGGTGGTACGGGAGATAGGCAATCTTCTGCTGTGACCAACGGGAAACGTCAACCGCCAGTTGGCGGGCCGTCACGGGGCGGTAAATCTCCGCGCAAAGTTCAGCTAACCGCCACCCAAGTCTCTCTCGCAAAGCGTCTTGGGTTGACCAACAAGCAGTATGCCGCTCAAGTTGCGAAGGATAACCTAGCTAAGGAGCATATGTAATGGCTACAACGCGCACCGCGCCAAAAGCGCGAGATATTGAGACACGGGAGTCTGAGGAACGGGTAACTCATTATCGCCCGCCCGCCAATCTTCCTGACCCGGAACCGCAAGACGGATATGTTTTCCGTTGGATTCGTACCGATAGTTTTGGTCAACAGGATAATCGGAATGTGTCTATGCGGTATCGTGAGGGTTGGGAGCCTTGTCTGACAACTGATCATCTTGACTTGATGATTACGTCAGATGAAGATACGAAGTTTCCTAATAACATCGTGATTGGGGGTCTCATGCTATGTAAGTGCTCAACCGAACTTATGGAACAACGGGATGAGTATTTTCAGAAGATGGCACGGGATGCAGAGATAAGCGTGGATCAAAATTATATGCGCGAGAATGATCCGAGGATGCCCCTTTTGGAGACAGAACGGAAATCCACTACGACATTCGGCGCTGGACGTAAACGACAATAAGGTCGTTTACGGTTGGTTCAACTTTAAGAGGAGCAAGTAAGATGGCCGCATCAGCCGCCCCTTATGGATTTGTTCCGGTTCAACGAATTGGCGGGTATGAGAATGGCTCATTCCGTCAACTTAAAATGACAAACTCTTACGGTACTTCGGTCTTTTTCGGAGATATTGTAGAGCTTGTCGCCGCCGGAACTATCGAACTCGACAATTCCGCAACCTCTACACGCCCCATTGGCGTGTTTCAGGGTTGTAATTACACTGATCCGACCCTTAATTATAAGGTTTTCGCTCAGATGTG